CGCGCAATTCGCCGCGATAGAGGATGTTCTGCTTGTCCATCTCGGCGTTCATCGCGCTCGCTTCCAGCACGTCCAAGGGCGAACCCTCCATCGTGATACCAGACGCGCCGTAGCCTGCCCGGGCTCTCCCAATGACCCTCTTGGCTTCGCGCTGCTGTTGCTCTGCGTCCGCGGCCGCCTGAGAACGGGCGATCCCCGCATTTCGCTGATTGATCGAAGCATTGTAATACGCTGCGTCAGACACCGCGGCCCCTTCACGCTTCGCCGCCGACGCTTGCGAAATCGCACCGATAACTGTAAACGCTAAACTGATGAATGGAATTGCTGCGGCCATAAGCTACCCCTTGATTCGCACGTATCCGACCGTATCGGAGCCGTCAATCTGAAAACATTTTTGCAACGGTGTTTCCATGTCGAATCCCAACATCCGAATGAACTGATGTCCTTTCACAAAATCTTTCGCCACCGATGCTTCCAGCCGACGAAATGGCAACCCCGTCAAGAACCGCTTCGCTTCCCGCGCGATCCTCAGCAAATCGGACACGCTCAAGTCGTCCCCCAGAAATGACCACACCAAGGCACGGCCTTCCCAATACGGCAAAGCACCCGCGCACGCGATCGGCTTGCCGTCCTTCATCAGCGTCCCCGAATACGGCCCTTCAAGAGTTTTCAACTTCTCCACCGTCGCGTACTTCGTCAACCATGCCTGGTCATGCTGCACTCGCAACCGTCGAAAATCGTCAGCCTCAAACGGCACGACGTAAATCATCGTCTACCGATCTTGGGTGTGCATCTGTGGCATGACCGCCAAGATTGTCCCAGGCAACGGCTGATCCCACCGCCAGCAGACATAGTTTTCAGTTGAATAATCGCCTTCCCAAGTGAAATCATCCTTGTCCCCGGAGAACAACGGGACCATGGTTGCGGTTAAATCGCTGGATTGACGAAACGGCAACCGAGTAAGCGCACCAGGACCACTCGAATTGAAATTCGCGCCCACCTTCAACCCCAGACTATCGTGCAACCGGAACACAACCCTGTGAGAGCGTTGCGTTTTCCCCTGGGCAGTGCCATCCGCCGCGCCGGCATTTACCCGCAACATCTGCCCATCCGAATTATACCCGTACCCGATTTGGACCACTGCCGCGCTGCGCGTCAACGCGACCACCCCATTCGCAGACACCACCACATCAACATGGGTAGCCCCATCGGCAAGCACCTGCACGGTTTCCCCAGCCAAATGATGCGCCCCGGTGACACTCGCCGCCGCCACGCCGTCATAGGTAATGCCATTGTCCACGAAAAACCCATCCTCTTGCGCGTCGTTCCGCTCCCAAATCTTCTTCATGTACTCAACGTATCGCACCGTACGCCCGTTGATATACCGTTTCACCACCATCCACACCTCATCCCGGCTACCGTCCGCGGCCGGGATGACCGCAGCCGACTCCACCAACGCCCCCACGGTGTGCCCGGCGTTGGAATACCCGCCCAACGTATGCCGGTGCCACCCCAGCACCTTCTGATCGCGCTCGTAAGTGAACCCCAGCAGCACCCCGTCATTACGGACAGCCCACACAATCGACTGCGGTTCCTGCTGGTACGCCAGTTCCTTGATCCCGGACAAGGCCGGCGTAGCGCCCTTCGTAATGTGCTCAGCCAACACCGTCATATCCGGGGACCGGAACCCGTCTACCTCGTACACGTAGGCGAGCTCGCGCAGCTTTCGCCCGGCGCGCTGCACGTACAGCGTCGCCTTGCCCGCCTTCACGGGCGCCACGTTGGCGCTACCATGATAGACCGACGACTTGGCCGAAACATTGGTCGGCGACAGAGCTTCGACCTGAGTACTCGGCCGGACAATCCACTCCGCACTCGTCGTGCCAACCATCAGCCCCTTCTCATCATCCGTCATCCACCGGATAACTTGCACATCGGTAGAATTCAACGTGATGGATATCGCGTTGTCCGCCGCCACCGTGCTATCGGTCGCAGTCGGAGCAAAGTTCTCGTAATCCGCCGTTTTCGAAAGGTCAAGGCGCTGTGGCGTCGCCGTCGCCCCGCCAAACACCAGACGATCATCAAAGAACGTAGAGCAACTAGGATACCCAGTCGTGTCCGACCACGATCCCAACCGCCAGGAAACACTAGCCGTCGTCGCGCCGAACGACGACCACACATCCGCCGTTACCGACGTGGTAGACGCCACCGCCGTAATCCGGGCGTATCCCCAAGTACTGCTGTGCTTTATCCGCACCATCCGACCCACGTCCGTCACCAGCGTAAACACGGCCGCGCTCGCTGTGATCGTGATGCCATTTCCGCCCGTCGCGGAAGGCGTAAGCGTGGTGAGCGTGCTGTTCGTTGGCAGGTACGGCCCATCAAGGAAAGTTATTACGGTCAACGTCCAAGAAGTGTGGGCGGTGCGCGTCAACTTGCGCGGGGCATACGACGGATGCGTGATGTAAAGCACATCCGCCGACTGCGTGAACTTCAGTTGAAACAGGTTCGCTTCCACATACGGCGTCGTGATCGTGTACACACGTGACGCCGTACCACCTGACGTGTAGGCAGTGAAAGCCGTACTATTGATATTGACGCCAGCCATATCGGTAAGCTCAAACGTGTTGGCGCCCGCATTAACGTTCGCCACACGCACCCGGCGCCCGTTCAATTCCGTCATGCCCACGATCGCGGCCAGGTCGAAATCATCCCCGTTTGCAGGATCGGACCCGGTATAGGTCAGCACCGCGGGATTGGCCTGGGTGATCCCCGTGATGACCAAGGCGATTTCCGTGACCGGCCCGCTGTTGCGGTAAAACCGCACGTAGAGGTTGCCAAACTCGATGATGTACGCCTGAGTCGTGGAAAATTCAAAACGCACCGTCCGCGTCGCCCGGGTAGAGTCCTTCACTTCGGCCGCAAAGTACGTACCGGGCCGGCGCGTAATGCCGCCCTGAACCAGCGGAATACTGTTCAACGCGATGGCAAGCGCGTTCTTGTAGGCGTCAAAATCGACACGCCCATACAGCAGGGGCGAAAACTCCCCTGCATTGAAATTCGACTGGAGTGGAGAAACTTTCGGCACGAGAGCCTACCTCCGGGCCGCAAGCCAGGGATCTTCCGGAGGTTCCTCGGAAATGTTCTCGAAAGCGTTGTTCTGGCGCGCTTCAGCCCGCGCGATCTTGTAATCGGTGCGCGCGTCCGCCTTTTTGGTGTTTGACTGCGTAATTTCCTCGCACATATGCTCAGCCATCCGGCACGCCAGCATTTCAACGAACGACGAATCAAACCGCGTCGGATCAGTGATGCGCGCCACGTATTCCACCTCCAGCGTGTTGCCGTCATTCGTCAGAATGCACGACTGCCCTTCGTGACTCTCAATTCGCCAGTCCAAACCGTTGACCGCGGGCGGCAGCAACCGCAAGCAATCAATCGGCAACGGAAACGCCAAGTCAAAATCGTGATCCGGCTCAACCGCGGACGGCGCGAGCGTTGCCCGCCGCTTGGCGAAATTCCATTTGTAGCGGCGAATCTCGGTATCACGCAAATGCTCGTAACAGGTATTGCAGGAGCGCGCGTTGCGGCTATCCTCCGTCAACGACACGATGCGCGCCGCACCCAACTTCTGCAGCGCCAAATTACAAATTGAGACTTCAGATACCGCCATCACCGCCCCCTACGCCGCCGACCTTTGAAATAGAGCCATATTGCAACCACCCCGCCCCCGGTATCCTCCGTCTTTCCCGCGAAAGCGCCGGCAGCGTACCGCCGAACGCCATAACCTTTGGATCCAAGACGAGAGACAGGCATATCATCACGTCACGCTGAAAGTGTCACCGGATGCCGGCGCCGTTGTCAGAGCCGTAACCGTGAACGTCGGCGCCGCCGCGTTGCTAGACGCCGTGATGTCGGTCGCCTGCCCACGCAGCGCGGCCGTCGTGGTGTCCGCGTCGAAGGTGATAATGCGCCCTTTGAATTGGTCCGCCGCCGCGCCATTCGGCACGAAGGCCGACGTGGGAACACTAGTAGTAGTGCCACCAGCTGCTACCGTACCACGCCCAATCGCCCGCGTAGCCTTAGCTTCCTGCGCCGTGGCCGTAGCATCCCCATTGGTGGACAACTGATTCGCGTCCACTTGGTTCGCCACGGTGAACGTCAGAGAATCTGTCTTGGTCTTGATCGCCGCGATTTCCGTATCCACGGCCGCAAGAATGGCCGCAATTTCCGTATCAAGGAAATCGTCAATGGTTGCTAGCTGCGTATCAAGATTGGCGAACGCGAGACCAACTGCAGCGCGAACGCCAGCGGCATCAAGCGTCGAAAGCCCGGCTTGAATCTCGGTCACCGCATCGGCCGCAAGTTCCGATGCTCCGATAGCATTGGCCGCAATCGCCGCGGCATCAATCGCTCCAGCGGCGAACGACGCAGCGGTAATCCCTCCAGCAACAACACTAGCACGATAATCACCCGCTTCCTCTGGATACATCACGATAACGGTTGTTTTCGCACCGGCGGTGCTGGTCTTGACGATGACCGCAACCGTATCGCCGTTCATTTCCCCCGCTGTCAGATCAAGAAAATAGACGCCACTCGCAGTCGCAATTTCAGTCGCCTCACTGATAGCATCAGCGAATGCCGCGCCGTTAATCGACACCTCAGAATCCAAAGTAGCCGCGCCAGTAACCAGATCGCCATCGGCATCAAGAATCGGAAACGTTACTCGATAGGCGACGTTCTTGCGCGGTACCGGCGTGGCATCAGCGGCAGCCATTTACCATATCCTCACGCCGCGCTGCCCGCCCAGGTGCGGCACGCCGCCCCAGCGTTTCCAAGTTGGTTGTCCCGCCGCGGCAGCGGCGGCGGCCGGTCCGATGAAAATACTTTTCGGCTTTTCCCAGTAAACCGCGTCCAGCGGGTTGGTGTTGAGCAGTGCCAGCGCGTTGGTCCCAAGCCATCTGCGCCACACGCCCGCGGCGTAGACCCGGATGAAGGTTGCATGTCCGAGAACCAAGTCAGCCGTTCCCGCCGAAGGATTTACATCAACCGTGGAGCTGTCCTCCTGCACGCCAGAGATGAACAGTCTCGCCGTCCCCGCGTCGTTTCCGAACGCCATGTTCCAATCCCTCACCGAGTGAGCAGTGGTTGAGGCGAGACTGGCGTCGGCGTCAATTTCCGCAACCCAAACGCCAGTGTTATAGGCCTTGAGTCCCCAGCCAGTCGTCCCCGGATCGCGGGCAATCGCCGCGGGAAACTCCGCTGCAACGGTTGCGATCTGGCGGCAGAACACCCATACCGTCCAATTGCCGGAGGTTAGTTGCAAATCGGTTGAAGTGGTGGCGTCCGCCGCCCGCACCGCCACGCCCATGCGCCGCAAATTATTCCCCGCTCCCGACGCGACGGCGTTCCAGGTGGGAACGACTGTCGTGAACGATCCAGCGCGCGCCCGGCGCCCCACAATGTCCTGTGGCCAACCGGCGCCCTCGTGACAGGGCCAGAATGCCAGACAATCCGGGCCGAGCAGCGGATGATCGTGCTGCCATACCGGGCGCAGCCCGACGGGCTTTGCCAGCATCTTCCGGTAATTGAGGTCGGCAATTTTCATACCGGCCAGCCCGCCTCTTTGCCACAGCGCAGGACGTGCGGCAGCGGTCCATCGCCATGCGCTTCAACGCGGATTCCCGGGCACAACCGCAGCGTCGTCAGCAGGTCTCTGGTCTGCTGAATCAGCGACGTCGTCTGCAACCACCACCGCCCCGCCCAGCAAACGGGAAACGGCGGATCGAAGTCGTAGCACGACTCGCCAGTGACTCGCATCCGGTCGCGCAGAACGTAGGAGCCCATGCCGAACAGATGAAATATCCGATAGCCGAGAATCCACTGCAAGCAGATCGCCCGCAGGCCGGTAGTGTTTCCCCCGTAGACGCGCCGCACGCCTTTCCACTCGGGCAAGTTCGCCTGCCGCTCGTTGATGTAGGGGTGCCAGATGACAACCCTCAGTCCACGCATAATGTCCCACGTCGCCGGGTCCATCTGTGAGGCGAGGAAATAGGTGATGTTCTGCTGCTTCCGCTGGAAGTGAAAGCGAGCGAAAATGGACGCCTTGTCGCGGCGCGGATCAGCCGCCACGGCGGAGTCGGGAACGATGCCCTTCTCCAGCAGATAATCGTGAGCGCCCTTGATCGCGCAGATATGCGCTCCGTCGTTTTTGAGCCGCACTATCTCAGGCAGGAATTCTTCCAGTTCCGGCGACGCACCCACGATCACGCACGGTTGAGCGATGACGGGACCGGCGTGCTGCAAAATCGGGTAGTCGCTCGCCATCGCGGCGCGGCACCATTCGTAGATATGCTCGTGCTCGAAGATGCACTCCGTGGTGCTGCGATACTCGACTACCGATGCCGGGCCGCGTGGGTCCGTCAGCAAATCAAACCAGCTAGGCTCAAGCACGACGGTTTTCACGGTGACACCAGGGCGCCGTCTTCCATTATCATTATCGCCTTAAACACGACGGTCTGACCAACAACATTTTTCGCGGTATCGACGGCCAAGCGCACTGCGGTATGGCCCCGCAGATCGATGCTTTCGATGCACCACTCTTCGGCCTGGTCGGTGCAAAGTGTGGAAGTGATGGAATGCGCGCGGGTCAATGAATCATTCGCCGTCACGTTCGGCGTGGTTACCCCGCTCACGCGGAACCATTCAGAGTTTGGCACCCCTGCCGCGCCCCCGTCGTAGAGAAAGAGCAGGCTGTCGGCATTCGTCAGTCCGGTGATCGTGGCTACCTGAACGTTGGTCGCAGCGGCGGCCTGCGCGCTCGCCAGGGCGGGCGCTACCGCGGCCGTGTTATGCAGCGCGGTCGTGAACGGCTTAAAAGGAAGCCAAAAGTCATTGGCCGCCGCCACCCCGCTACTTTCCAGGCGCCCCTCGACCGCGCCCGTGAGCGTTCCGACGGCGGTACGCCCAAGACGCGCAAGGATCGAAGCACTGACTTTTGTGGAAACGTCTATCGTGGCGCTCTTGACGATAGTGTTAGCAGCAATCGCCTGTGTCGAAAACAGCACCGTGCTGGACTTGATCGGGGTGATGGTTGAGGCCATTTTGTTATCCCCCAATCAGCGCGCTATCGACTTCGCCCGCGCTGATTGGCCCCTCAGAGCCCATGACTCCCGCCGTAACCCCTCCCGTCATCGGGTTGGAGGTAACGAGCAGCTTCTCGACTACCGTTGCCTTGCGGGTAAGAGCGGTCATGACATTCACGCCACTGGCCCCGCCAGCACTCACGAGCGCGCCGGCCGCACCCGCCGGCAATTGGATCACCGCGTCACGCAAGCTCGCCCGGTTCTGCGTTTTCGACGCATCCAACCAATCCCTACCAACCAGCATGTTGTTCAAGTTCATCTGCTTGGTCTGGATCAGGAGCATGCGGTTGGTGTAGATGATCGTGAGATCGGCGGGATCAACCGGCGTGTACTTGCTGTAGTCGATCGCATCGTGCACGGCTTGCACTGAGACAGCAGTGCCCCACACCAGGAAATCCAGGGCAGGAAACTGGTTAAGTGCATCCGCGATCGGTTGCAGTTGCCCCTGCCCGACAAACCCACTCAACACCGGGTCGGCATTGATGAAGTTCTTTATCGCTGTTTTCTGTGCCTGCGTAAGTTCTGGTGTCACTGTTTTTTCCTTTTCAGGTCCATCAATTGAGACTTATATCGTTAACTTGCAAGGCTGGACCGGCACAATGCCTTCAATTCGTCCCTAAAACTCGCACCGGCTCCGGTCGTCCGCACACGTCAATGACCTACACATCACCGCGCCATACTGAATCTTGCAACAACCATGGCGCATGCAGTATCGGGCGCGGCGGCGTCTCGGTTTCGGAAAAGACTTCACCCAACTCCCCCACCTGTGCGAGCCCAAAAAACATAGAACCCGCCCGAGTTTCGGGAAAGATTCAGCGCAGCAAGTCATCTATATAATTCCCTTTCAAAATGCAAAACGGGCGAACGTAACAATTGTCACGCCGCCCCCGCGCTGTCCAGGCGAGAAACCGCCTTTTACGAAAGCAGCTGCGCGAATCTTTCTTGCGCTGCCGCTAGAGATGACAACTTCTCTTTCAGCTTTCCAATATCGCCTTCAAGCTCGGTTTTGACTTCCTGCGCGAGCGAAACCAGCTTCTCGGCTTCGACCGCCTTTTCGTCAAAGAACACCTGCGCTTCGACCCGCGCCGTCGCCACCGCCGCTTCAGCTTCCGCCTTGGCGCCGGCCAAAAAGTCCGCACCTTCGGCTTTCGCCTGGGCAACGATATCCTTGGCACTCGCCTTGGCTTCGTCGATCAGCGCCGCGGTCGCATCGGCATCGCCCGTCAGCTTGGCCAGAAAACCCCGCTTCGTCGCGATGGAGTCCGCCAGTTCCTTTTCCACCTGCTCGGCATTCGCCAGAGCCGTAAACACGATGCGTACACCTTCGAACGCTTTCAACACGCGCGTCATCTTGTCGAGCTCGGCCATCGCCGCGTGAATGTCGCTCATGACCTATTTCCGGATGCAGTGAAGTCGCACTTGAATCAATGTTGAACCATCCCCGGCCGTGACCAGCGGACGAACGTATTTGGGGTTTTCGGTGACAAGCTCGATCCCGGCCGCCGTCTTGGTGATGACGTTCCCTTGCGGATCCGTCAACGAGTGCCAGGTGGCATTGTCGTTCGAACCCTGCAAGGTGCAACTACCCCCCACGCTGAAGGTGCCTTCAATGGTGACAGTGCGATCGGGAAAGCCAGGCAAGTTGACCGGCGAGCCAGAATCATCAAGATCCAGGCCCGTCCACACGACGAGCGCGGAGTCCCGCTCGTACGTGATAGTGGGTATGCGTACGGCGTCGGCCATGTGCTACCCCAACTTATGTAATTATTACGCCAGTTGAACGTAAGCTCGCAATCGTGGCGTTGAGTTTTGTGCGAAGATCAGCCACATCCACCAACAATGCCGCAAAGCTGGCTATAGCTGCGTCACGATTGGCCGCAGTGTCCCAACCCCCGGCCGCCGTCCCGGTACCCCCCGCGGGAAACGCCGTAGCGGTAGCTGCCGCGGCATTAACCACCGCGGCGCCCTGGGCCACGTCACCATGCCCCAACTTGTAACCCGCAATATTGGCAGTCATTGATTCACCTCGATTATTGCGTCCAGCGAACCTTGGCGGCGATCGTGCCCGCGGCGGTAACGTCGTTCACCGTCACGGCGATATCGTAGTCCCGGAACGAATCGGCGGTCAGCCCCAGCAATTCCCACAGGCGCTTTTCCACCTTGTCCAGGTCGGTCGCGGTCGCTTCCAACAGGTAATCCGTGAACACCGTGGCCGCGGCCGAAATGTTCACGTCGGTCGCGAAGAAATCAGCGTCCACCACCGCGCCGCCATTGGCGGCAGTCTGGTACACCCCGATGTCGGCCGCCGTGGCGCCAGTGATGGCGTCGGTGGCGATCATGAGCGAACTGAGACGAGCACTGGAAGGTACCCGCACCAGGCGGTACACTGACAACGCATCGTCAGCTGCGAGGGTTTCCACGACGCCCACGCTCTCGCGCATAATGCCCGCAGAAACGTAGGAATTCGCGTTGGTCGGCGGACTCGCATCCGCCCCCGTGATTTGACTCGATTTGGTGTTTGCTACGGCCATAAGTCACCTCGATTATCTGGCGGATTCGATTGCGAACACCTTTTCTTCGTCAAGCCGGGTGGCTCCGAAGGTAGCGAACACGTAGGCTTGCCACGGCTCGCCTTGAAGGTCGTTACGCTTGCTGATGCTGGTCTGCACGTCACCCCAGATGCCCAGGTGCATGCCGCTGCGCGCCCACACGGGGACAGTGACTTCGCTGACACCGGCCGCGACGGACTCGACCAGTTCACAATAGATGAAGTTCAGGCCCAGAAACCGAACCAGCTTGCCGGCCTGCAGCACCGGAGTATCCTTGCCGTTGAAGTCGGCAGAGGTGATCTGGATTTCCTTGAGCAGCGCCGATTCATCCTTGGCGGTCAAGCCGACGTAGCAGGGATCCTCGTCCGGATCGATGTGGTTGATGCGAATCAGTTCCTTGACGGCCAACAGCTTCGCCACGTTCAGCCGCGACGCCGTGCCGCCCACATCCACGTCAACCTCATTGCCCGCGATAAACGACGTGCTGGTGGCGCCATTGACGCCCGTGTTCGCCGCGGCCTGAAACGCCGTGATGATCGCGGTGTCCATCTTGCGACCGGCCGCATAAACCGCGTTCTGCACGTACTGCGATTCCGGATCGGTGAGCATCCGCAGCTTGTCGAACTGGTCGATCAACTGGGGAAGGTCGTAACTGACCGGAAACACCCACCG